TAAAGACGTAGGTAAAGACTATGCAAATCTGGCAGCAGATATTGACGAGACTGAGAGATATTTGGACTCTGGCTCGTATATATTTAATGCTCTTATTTCTGGTAGTCTCAACGGCGGCTTTTCTGCTAATAAGATTACTGCTATCGCCGGTGAAAGTTCTACAGGTAAGACTTTCTTCTCTCTTGCGGTGGTCAGAAATTTCCTTGAAACTAACCCTGACGGTATTGTTATCTATTACGATACTGAGTCTGCTATCACTCGCACTCTACTGGACGAACGTGATATCGACACCAACAGGGTTGTTGTTTTCAATGTCGTAACAATTGAAGAGTTTAGGACCAAAGCACTACAAGTGCTGGATAAATATCAAAAAACAGAAGAATCTGATAGACAACCAATGATGTTCGTACTGGACTCATTGGGTATGCTATCCACTGAGAAAGAAGTATCCGACGCTCTGGCAGAGAAGAATGTCAGAGATATGACCAAGTCACAGCTGGTCAAAGGTGCATTTAGAATGTTGACCCTTAAACTTGGACAAGCAAATGTTCCGCTCATTGTTACCAATCATACTTACGACGTCATCGGATCTTACGTACCAACTAAGGAGATGGGCGGTGGAAGTGGACTTAAGTATGCAGCGTCGACGATTATCTACCTTAGTAAGAAAAAAGAAAAAGATGGAAAAGAAGTTATCGGAAACATTATCAAGGCAAAGACTGCTAAGTCGCGTCTGAGCAAAGAAAACCAGGATGTCGATATTCGTCTATTTTACGATAGTCGTGGCCTTGACCGCTATTATGGCCTCCTTGAATTAGGAGAGCTGGGTGGTATGTGGAAGAACGTCGCCGGTCGTTATGAGATCGACGGCAAGAAAGTGTATGCCAAAGAGGTGTACAAGAACCCTGAGAAATACTTCACCCCTGAGGTGATGGAACAACTTGAAGTTATCGCACAAGGAACGTTTAGTTATGGCTCATGAAACTGAATTCACAAGATGGTTTGCACGCAGTAATGGCAGCTGGAAATCCAGCCGTCGCTATCTATATGGACCCAAGCGTAAGGCTGACAACTACGAGACAGAGTTCTCTGTGAACACTCTGGACAATACTGTGACTATCTCATGGGATGGTGACAAGAGTTCTGGTGACATGAACTTTGTATTGGAAGGTAACCTGGCAAAGAGAGACGTTGGTTATTTCACAGACGAACCAACCAACTCAGAGATGACTATGATTGATAAGGATTGTGTAGTATTTGTTACGTCTTATGACGGGACAACCTATCGTGAGGAGATCAGATTGTGCTATAATGACAATGTCCGACTGCGTCAGACCGTGGCACAGAAGGATAATGGCGACATTAATATTGTTGGCCAATATTTTGAGGAGCGAGTAAATACTTCAGAATGATTTCCAATTTAGAAACCCTAATTTTACGAGGATTGATTCACAATGAAGGTTACGCCAGAAAGGTACTTCCGTATGTTAAGGGAGTTTACTTTGAAACGACCACATCACGTACTTATTTTGAACTCTGCGAAAGCTACTTTCGAGAGTACAACACCAGTCCCACCAAGTCCGAACTTGCCATCAAAATTGAAAGTCTCGAAGGAATCTCTGAGGAAGACTTCCAATCAATCGGGCAAAGTTTCGAAGCCCTCACGCAAGAGTCAGAATCCCCTTCGCTGGATTTTCTAGTCGATGAAACTGAGAAGTGGTGTAAGGAGAGAGCAGTCTATCTGGCTCTCCTTGAATCAATCTCTATTCACGATGGATCTACAGACAAGGACCGGGGAGCCATACCACAGCTCCTGACAGAGGCACTAGCTGTCTCTTTTGACCCTCACGTGGGTCATGATTACCTAAATGATTATGACGCTCGCTATGACTTCTATCACCTCAAAGAGGAACGTATTGGTTTCGGACTTGAGTACTTTGACAAGATCACAAAGGGTGGTATTCCTAATAAGACACTCAATATTGCTCTTGCTGGTACAGGTGTTGGTAAGTCTCTATTCATGTGCTCGTTCGCTAGCTCCTGCCTATTACAAGGAAAAAATGTGCTTTATGTCACCCTTGAGATGGCTGAGGAACGAATTGCGGAACGAATTGATGCCAACTTATTGGACACTCCGATACAAGACATAGTCGAGATTCCCAAACCTATGTTTGAGACACGTGTCACTAATATCCAAAAGAAGACACAGGGTCAACTCTTCATCAAAGAATACCCCACGGCATCAGCTCATGCAGGACACTTCGACGCACTCATCCGAGAATTGCAACTCAAAAAAGATTTCCAGCCTGATATTATCTTTATTGATTATCTTAATATATGCAACTCTAGTCGGTACCGTGCTGGTTCCAACGTCAATAGCTATACTGTTGTCAAGGCTATTGCAGAAGAGCTCCGTGGCTTAGCTGTGAAATACAATGTACCTATCGTATCTGCTACACAAACTACTCGTTCTGGATTCGCATCCAGTGATGTGTCGCTTACAGACACTTCTGAATCGTTTGGCCTTCCTGCCACTGCTGATTTTATGTTTGCTCTTATCTCTAATGATGACCTTGAGTCCATGGGGCAAATCATGGTCAAGCAACTTAAGAACAGATACAATGACCCCACATCATATCGAAAGTTCGTTGTCGGTATTGACAGAGCCAAGATGAGGCTCTATGATGTTGAGCAGACTGCACAGGATGACATCCTAGACAGTGAGCCAACATTCAAATATAATGAAACCGAACCGAAATTCAAAACAAGCTCCTTTGCTGACTTTAATTACTAATGACTAAGTGTATTGACTTCAAACGATATGAGAAATTCGTCGATGCTGTTACTAGCGACGAGTCTCGTGATTTCCTTGCTCTCAGTGACCGTCTGGTGGCACTCGATGAGAAGGGTGCTAACATTGAGCGGCTTATGACTGGCGCCATTGGCATCAATGCTGAGGGTGGTGAGATCATGGAGATCGTTAAAAAGATGGTATTCCAAGGCAAGCCCTGGAATGAGGAGACCCGTCACCACCTGAAGCGTGAGCTGGGTGATGTGATGTGGTATGTCATGCAGTGTGTGATTGCACTAGAGACATCCATGGATGAAATCATCGAGATGAACGTGGACAAGCTTGAGAAGCGTTATCCTGGTGGTCAGTTTGACCCATTTTATTCTGAAAACCGTCAGGAGGGAGACCTGTGAAAACTAAAATTCTAACATTGGAAGATTACCAAGAAGCAGGCAAACACTTCTGGGACAAGTTCTATTACATTCATAAAGAACTTGGCAATGACGCCAAGGTTGAGGATGTTCTAAAGGTTATGGAAGCTGTTGGTGGTGTAGCTATGAAGCTGAAGCTGGAAAGCGAAGGCGAAGGACCATTTGGATTTAATAAGAAAGACGATGACGGAAACTGAAGCAGAAACTTATTATGAGGAAGGACAGGAGTTCATCGTATTTCAGTCACGATTCGGACTCTATTCCTCACGTGACAAGGAAGGCAATGGCATCTGCTCTAGTGGTGTCAAAGAAGCCTGCATCTTTTGGAGCAGAGAGGCACTGAATGGATACAAAAACAGCTATGCTGTATCAACAGATGTGTCCACTATCATGCATGGTAAGCTCTAAATATCTAAAAATTGATTGACATGAACTTCAAAGCATTATCTGTTGCACTAATGATGAGCGCTACCTTGCTCCCTATGCCTGGAATGGCATATGGAACTTCTGGCTCACGTTGTTATGAAGATGTGTGGAGAGAAGAGTACGTACCTGGTGGATACAACCATCGTGGCTATGTCAGACGCTGGCAAGAGAGGGTGGAGATTCCCTGCCGCAGGCCAAGGCGCCACGGTTACAGGCCTCACCATCAGCCCCACCATCAGCCAGCCCCACAGCACACACAAGACAACAACAGCTGCCTGGAGGGCACGATCATCGGTGGCCTGCTGGGTGGCGGTATCGGAGGAGCGGTGTCCCGTGGTGACGGTCGCTGGGTGGCTGTCCCAACGGGTGCGATATTAGGAGGTCTTATCGGTTGCCAGATCGATGGGGGTTGACAGGGGGGCCTAGACCTGTTATAATATGGGTATACGCAAGGGAGTTATGCCCAACACTCATCAGGAACAT